GCAGCAGGGGCCCCGCAGCCCAGCACCCCGGCACCCCACCCCCCCCCCAGCAGCAGCGCAGCCGCAGCAGGAGCAGCAGCAGCCCACCAGCAGCACAGCAGCAGCACAGCAGCAGCAGCAGCAGCAGCAGCCCAGCAGCAGCAGCAGCAGCAGCAGCAGCAGCAGCAGCAGCAGCAGCAGCAGCAGCAGCAGCCCAGCCCTTAGCACTGCGACCACGATGTGCGCACCGACAACGATGTGCGACGCGACCACGATATTAGACCCGACAACGATAACAGAATTGACAACGAGCCAGAATTGAAAATCATGGTCACTTTGAAAAGAAACCTGAGTTCTCGGAACCGGGGGGTTAACGGTATTTTTGCTCGCCACGCGGAGCGCTGGGCTCGAAAAATTTTCGACCAGAATTTTTAGCACTACTGTGTTTATATACAGTGTTTGCATTCAGCACAAAAAGCACGCTACAATGCGCTCAACATGTCAAGCGTAACCACCAAACCCGACTACGCCGCCAAAGCCCGCCGCACCGACAAAGCCGGCGACTGGGCCTACGCCCGCGCCCAGTACGAAAGCGGCATTGCCCTGCTTAGCGACATTGCCCTAGACATTGGCGTAGCCGTTAGCACTGTAGCCAACCGCGCCAGCCGTGGCGGCTGGGTGCGCGACCAACACGCCCGCCTACGCATAACCGAGGAGCGCAAAGCCCTAGAAGCCGCCGAGTGGCGCACCCAACAACAAGCGGCCACCGCCCAAGTTGAGCGCGTAACCGCCATTATGCAAAGCAAGGTGGTGGTTGCCCACCGTACCGACATTGCCCGCGCCCGCAAAATAGCCAACGCCTTGTTACTAGAGCTTGACACTTTAACTACCGACCAAGCCGTTTTTGCCAACCTTGGCGAACTACTTAACGCCCCCGACGACCGTGGCATAGACAAACTAAACCAAGCCTACCGCAAAGTTATTAGCCTGCCCGAACGCAGCGCCACCCTTAACAGTTTGGGCGCTGCGCTTAAAACGCTTATCCAGCTGGAGCGCCAAGCCTTTGACATTAACGGCCCCCTTGAAGACCCCGACCAGCCCCGCCCGCCCGAGCAAGTTACCAAGGGCCTTGCCGACATTATGCACAAGTTTGACAGCGTGTTGGCTCTACAAGCCCCGCCCGCTGCTGCCCCTGCTACCACCCCCATGGCCGACGTAGTAGATGTTCCCCCCACGCATTAAAGACCAACTACTTGGTGCCCCTTTTGACAAAGTGGCTACCCTGTGGCTTGTGCTTGAACAACAAGCTGGCGACAAAGCCAAAGCATGGCTTAGCCAAAACGACCGCTACTATTTACTTGTGCGCACCTTGCACCGTAGCGACGCCATTAACGCTTGGCTGTACGAACGCTGCCGCGAAGTAGAGCGCGACCCCGACGGCTACCTAGACCTGTGGGCACGCGAGCATTACAAGAGCACCATAATAACGTTTGCCGGCATAATACAAGAAATTTTAAACAACCCCGAAATTACCATTGGCCTATTTAGCCACACCAAGCCAATTGCTAAGGCGTTTTTGCGGCAGGTGCAAAAAGAATTTGAAACTAACGAAGACCTGCGCCAACTGTTTCCAGCCATACTGTACGCCAACCCCAGTAAAGAAAGCCCCAGTTGGTCCCTAGACAACGGCATTACCGTGCGGCGCGCCAGCAACCCCAAAGAGGCCACCCTTGAAGCCCACGGCCTAGTAGACGGCCAACCCACCAGTAAGCACTTTGCGCTACTCGTTTACGACGACGTTGTTACCACCGAGTCGGTCAGCACGCCCGAACAAATACAAAAAACCACCAGCGCTTGGGAACTAAGCGACAACCTTGGCACCGCAGGTGGCCGTAAGTGGCACATTGGCACCCGCTACAGCTACGCCGACACCTACCAAACCATTATGGAGCGCGGCATTGTTAAGCTGCGCATTTACCCCGCCACCGACAACGGCAAACTAGACGGCGACCCCGTACTTTTTAGCCCCGACGTATGGCAAGCTAAGGTAAAAACGCAGGGCGAAGCCACCATTGCCTGCCAAATGCTGCAAGACCCACTTAGCGGCCAGCAGCGCATGTTCAACATTGAAGACCTACAATACTACGAAGTACGCCCCGACGTGCTTAACGTCTACATTCTAGTTGACCCCGCCCGCAGCAAGAAAAAGGGCAGCGCCAAAACCGGCATTGTTGTGCTGGGCCTAGACTACGCCATGAACAAATTTGTGCTTGACGGCTTTAACCACCAAATGGACTTACGCGAGCGCTGGGAGCGCACCAGCATGCTGTACCACAAGTGGGTGCGCACTAACGGCGTGCGCAACGTGTACGTCGGGTACGAGGCCTTTGGCGCACAAGCCGACCTTGACTACTTTGCCGAACAAATGCGCCACCCCAACGAAGGCGGCAGCTTTAACATTATTGAACTAGCGTGGCCCCGCGACGGCGAAGGCGGCAAAGTAGACCGCGTGCAACGCCTAGGGCCGGACCTGCGCGCCCACAAACTGTTTGTACCCTACCCCACCGAAGACGGCGCCCTTACCGCCTTGCAACGCCGTTTAGCCAACAGCGGGCAGAGCTACCGTATTGCGCGTACAATACGCCGCAAGACCGCCACCGGCGACGTATACGACGTAGGTGCCGACCTGCGGTTGCAGATGCACTTTTTCCCCTTTGGGGGACGGGTGGACCTAGTTGACGCGCTTAGCCGCATTTACGACATGCAGCCCAAGGCCCCCAACGCGCAGGAGCCCACGTATGCAGAGCCCGAGTTTACTTAGCCCCCGGTTTAAAGGAGTTACCACTTTATGCGCAAACCTAAACGCTACGCCAACCACGAATGCTGCCCCAAAGACTGGCGCACCATTAGCGACCTTACCGGCAGCTACGAAATGGACGGCATGATTAGCCGCACCAAAAACAAAGACATGGCCGCCCGCCTTGAAGACCACTTGGTGTGCGACATTGCCTATCAACGCCGCACCGCCTACAACGGCCCAGCACACAGCTTATTAGGGTAACTACTATGCCACTAGAATATAGCACCAAGCCCGCCGCGTTTAAAAAGAACGTTGGCGCGGAGGTAAAAAGCGGCAAACCCGTTAAGCAAGCGGTTGCCATTGCCTACGCGGTAAAGCGCAAGGCTGCGGCTAAAAAAGCCGCCAAGGCTAAGGCCAAGCCCATGCCTAAAGAAAAACCCAGCATGCTTAACAAGGCCACCTACCAATGACCGCCCCCGTAGCCGTTAACCCTAACAACTTGGGCGCGCCGGTTGTAACGCGCAACATTTTGATTACCGATTTGGTAATCCGCGCTTGGGGCGCTGAGTGGAACGCTCCCGACCACAACGTGTACCAATTTAGCAATGGCCGCATGTTTGACAGCACCGACCGTGGCAACACCGGCCTATACAACGGCGGCACAATAGGCACCTAAGCTATGAGCAACATTATACAAAACGGCGACATTGACGTACAAACCGTTGAAGTTACCAGCTTTGACGACGAGCACATCGAAATGGAGCACAAGGCCAAACAAGTTGCCGAAATTTTGTGCAAAACCTACCCCGACCACCCCTGGATGGTGGGGTGGGCTCCCGGTATGACGCTGGTTGTTAAACACATGGCTGGCGACAGCCGCTACGGCTACACCATTGACGGTGCCAAAGCCATTACCCCTAAAACTTTAACCCACATGGCTATGCTTGCCGGTGGCGAACTACTTGAACGCATGGGCATGGCCCGTGGCCGTTGGAACGGCGAATTTGGCACCGAGTACCAAACCCAATAACTTTTAACAGGAACCGCTAATTATGGACGCCGCCACCAAAGCCATTGCAGCCGAAGCTGCCGAAAAGAAAATGCAAAAGCGCACGGGCGCAGCGTACAGCAAGGCGCTAACCAGCACAGAGGAAAAGCCCGACGACTACAAAGCCGACTACGACAGCATGTTGAAAAGCGCGGGCGAAAAGCTTGACCGCAACAAAGTGTCAGTTAGCATAGACCCGTACTTGAAGCCGCAAGCCGACAAAGCTAACGCTAAAATTCAAGACAACATGACCACCTTGCGCCGCCAGCGCCAAGAATCTACAGGCGTTGGTGCAGGCCAAGGCACCCGTGGCACCGACGCCGGTGAAATGGGCAAGAAATGGTCCGACACATTTAACAACTAGGAGCAACTAGCATGGCACAACAATACAACGACATTGCTATG